TGCCTCTCCTGTAAGTTCTCCGTAGGCTTTAGTAAAACCTGAAACTCTGCGATACCCACCATTAAGAGATGGCTCATAGTTAATCATTCTATAAGCAGAACCAGCAAACTGAGAGCCATGAGTTAAGGGATCTATATTATTAATAAGTCCCCCTTGACAAGGCACTGGATAGGTAGAAAGCTGATCTGCCATTAACTAGTTCCTGATAATGAAGGAAATGCCATCTTACTGCTACGACTAAGAAAAGTAGAAGTAATATAGTCAGGGCTATCTAATAATAATCTCCTCATATTATCTATACCAAGATCAAACTTTTGTTGATGGATCATAGCACTTTGTTCATTGCTTTTAAATCTCATCATATAGATCATAGCACCATCTATAATAACGTGTTTAAACCTACTAGGTATAAGATAGGTATCGTCAAAATTAGTTAAATCATCTGGAAATAAATAATATTTATATTCTATTTCATAGGCTGCATCAGGTAGAGGGCTAACACCAAACTTACGTTCTTGTGTTTTATAAACTATCTGAGGGGTAGTTCTACCTGTTGTGCCTGACCTGTCTTCTATTGGTCTATAAATTCTTAGATAATCATTATAGTTTATAACAGAAAGTTTTGTAGGCTCATTATCTTTTGAAGTTAAAATTTTTAAATAAAAAGAATCCCAATCAACTTTAGATGTATTTGTTTGCCAACTATATGTCCCTGTTCCTGCAGTTAAAGTTTCTGTACGAGTTGTTAAAAGAAAAGGCCACTCTTGAGAAACCTGCATTATTTCTCTGATGCTAGAATTAACAGCATCTTTTGCAATAGCTTGTAAGTTACGTGCCGTTGCAAACCCATCACCTGCTGTATCAAGTGTAGTTTCATTTAACCTACGTAATAATTCATTAACAAGTGTAAGATAAGTAGACATATATAACCTTTAGATGTAGTTAGAGAGGCTAGTCACCTAGCCCCTCTATTAGTTTAACTATGCAAGATAGTCACGATCAACTTCAGTTGGAGCTACTCGTCCTCGTATGCCTGTGTCTACACAACAAGCTACCAGACGAAGAATCCCTGATGTGACATCGTTAGCACTTGCTTCTAGTTTTACATCAATCGTATCTGTAGTAGTTACGTGTTGAGTAAAAGTAATAGTACCTGATGTTGTCATTGCAGCACCGTTAGAACCACTAGCCAAGAAACCAGTAGAGTTTACGGCTGCTCCATCAACAATGTCATCACCTGCAGCAAAATCAATATCTACTGTTGGTGAAGTACCATTAAAAGCAGTTGTAACTTCTGCCCCTGCAAACAATACCATTGTGTTAGCAGGTATCTCTAGGAGTTGAAAGATATCTCCTGTAGTCATAGAATACCCTGCGGCAACCATTTTGGCAATGTCTAGGGTAGCCTCTCGCATATACATACCGTTAGATTGATAACGTGAGTATGCAGCAGCAATACTATCAGAGTTTACACCGACAGTTGCTTTGGAAGTCATATCATATGTAGCCATGTTCTAATCCTCCCTTATGCTACGTTATAGTTAGCAGTTACGATTGCTTCTGGACGAAGAATCTTTCTGCCGTATAGATGCATACCACGAACAATGTCAGCAAAGCTGTCAGGGTCACGATACGTTTCAGTTTTGTTGATCTGCTCTGCAGTTGCAACAGCACTATCATGTCCAGCAACCAACACACCAAAGTTAGAGTTTTGGTTTGCTGATCCAGATGTACCCGGTCCAGTACCTACTGATGGTAGGTTTGAAGAGGAATACAAACGGAATCCATGAAAGTTATTGATGGTAAGACCATTACGAATACCACCTGACTCACCGTAATCTGCGTGCATGAAACGTGAGTCTTCATCACGAAGTAGTTCCATAAACACTGGGTCGATTACCAGCCAACGTCCTTGAGTATCAACTTGCTGTTGATCTAAAAGACGAGCCATACGAGCAACAACCTGTAGTGGTGATGCCGTAGCTGTTGGCAGTGACGTTGCACCGGGCAAACGTACTGCTAGTGGGATTGAGTGATCCCCTGCAGAACCTGTTGTAATGTTGCTAAATGAATCCTTGCGGAGTTTCATTGATGTCAACAATTCATCAGAACCTGCAGTTGTTACTGCTTTAGTACCATTAACAACATCATTAACTGTACCTGCAGCAGAGTGCAAAGCTGTTTGCTTATACCCTGCCATATAACCTAGAACCTCTTGGTCATGGTTATCAGCAAGACGATAAGCTGCCCGATCAGTTGCCAAGTCCATAAAATTGATGTGGCTATGGGCTTCTTCAATATCGTCAATCTTAAAAGCAAAATAGTTACTCTTGTCGATTACGAGTGAAAAGTCCTCATCATCAAGATCTTGGGCTGACACCTGTGTACCTCTGGCATAGGCTTGCACAGAGATTTCGGGTTCTTTGATAATTTTCACTGTATCACCTTGGGCAGAAATCTCCCCAAAATAATCAGAGTTAGTAATGTCTCCTACTACAGTGCTCTTACGAAATGCAAGTTGCACCTTTTTGGAGTAGATTACGGCAGAAAAGTTTCCGTTTGGAAGATTGCCATAACCTGCTGACGTTTGAAAAGCCATTGGAAAGTCCTCCTATGTTATGTTTGGCTTTAAGAAAGCTAAACAGTTATAGTAGAGGCTAAATATTTTCTAGGGTGCAAATGAGATAAACTCGCCAGTTTAAAACAAATGGGCCTATACTTATTTAGGTAGGTCTTCTTTTTGTTTAGACTTTATAATACAATATAGAGGTAGTCTAAAAGAGGCTCTTACATTGTATGCATAGTTATATTGACAAAAATTAATTTGTCAACACTTTTATCGGGCTTTGCCCGACATATCGTAGATAAATTTACCTGACCTCATGGCTTTGGTAATTTCATCTTGCTTTTCTTCAAATTCTTTTGTAGACATTTTTGCAACATCTGACTCTTTAATCATATCAGAAGACTCAGTTGCATCTACTTTTGTTTTAGAAGATTTCTTTATACTCTTTGCTGCAGCCTTACGTTTTTCTGCATAGTCACTTTTAGTAAGACCATTATCAACTTTATATAAATCAATAACTCTAATAACAGAAGCTGCATCATCAGAGTTTTCATAAAGAGCATCTTGTACCCATTTAGGTTGTTCTTCTACCCAATTATGAAATGTATCTGATTCTCTTAGTTGATCAAAGTCAGAGTGAGACTTTCTAATCATATCTTCTGCTTTGCTTTTTACAGCCTCAAATTGTTCTTCATCTATCTTCTGTAGTCTCTCTTCAGCTTTAGAAAACATTTCTTGTGCTTTCTTAGCAGCAATAGTTTCTACAATTCCTGCAACGTCTGGGTATTGTTTAGCCCATTGTTCAATATCTTCATCTGATTTAGGTGGGACAATATTTTCTTTTTTAAGACGATCTTCAAGAGTTTTAAATTTTTCTTCCCATTCTTTTTCTTTATTTTGTACGTGTCTTCTTAGATCACCATAACGTTTTTTAAAAGATTTTTCTTCTGCAGATAACGCCTCTTCTTTAACTTCTGTATCGGCCTCTTCCTTTTCGGCAGCTTCTTCTTGTTGTTGTTCTGTACTGGATTCAAGTTCACCACGTTGTTCGGCTTCAAGACGTTTTATCTCCTCTTCTTCTTGTTCCATACGTTTACGTTTGTTTTCGTAGTTATATCCCCGATCAACAAATCCTGATGTTTTTGGGGTTTCTATTTCTGTTAGTTCTGGCATATTATTTTCCTTTTTATATTGGGGTCAGCCGTAGCTGAGTAGCCTTATTATTTTTTCTTTACTTTTTTCTTTGCATTAAACCACCTTTGTTACGTCCTCCGGGAGTTCCTGTATATCCACCATAACCAGAAGCACCTGCTCCTGAATCTGCAGTAGTAGATTTATCTGGTTGTGTGCCTCCTGTTCCAGAAGTAAAACTTCTACCACCTGTTTGATCTTGTTGAACTTTTTTTCTCCTTTCATCTTGCATTTTTTTATTTAAAATTTGAGCAGCAGATGGTCCATCATCATCCTCATCCTCTTTAGTTGTATCTTTAGTTGTAGTTGTAGGTGTAGGTTTAGAAAGACTATTAATAAATCTAGTAATAGCACTTACGTTCTTGTCATCTTTAGATAGTGCATCTGCTGCAGCTTTTAAACCATCTTCACCCAGTCCCATTTTTAATGTTGGCAAACCTAATTTTTGTAATAACTCATTAGCCCTCATTCTTCCGGGAGCAATAGTTTCATCAAGATTATCCATAAATGCCCCTTGAGTTTGTGCAAATTTATCTACTGAATCTTCTAAAACTTTTGCTTCTTCTGGTTTACCTTGTGCTCTTAAAATTAAAGCCTTAGCTCTAACTTTAGAAATAGCCTCTTGTGGTTGAAGTTTTGTTGCGACTCCTATTGTTAACCCTGCAACAGGATTTATTGCTGCAGCTAACCCACCAACAATTTTTCCTTCTCTTTGTCCTTTAGTT